GATGGCGTGAAGGTAGAGCTTAAATTTGAAGGAGTCCACCGGAAGCTTGACTCTATTCCAAAGAATGACGGACTCGGATTATTCCTTGCAACCGAAGCCATGCGCGGCATGTCTCCGTACGTTCCCATGAGGGACGGCTTCCTTGATGCTTCTGCCGTGGCGACTCCATTTGAAGTGAGTTATACCACGCCGTACGCTGGCATAGTGTACTATGGTGACGGCCTGAAGTTTTCACATGAGCGGCACGCACTGGCAACTTCGCACTGGGCGGACGCTTACTCTGCCGCCCATATCGGTGAGCTTGCACAGGCTGCCACAATGTATTTGAAGCGATAGGAGCCGATTTAAGGCAATGGAGTCGGCAATATATGTAAATACCCACAATGCATGGAAACCGCCCCGTATGGCGGTCTACAGAAGCGCACGGAGGCATTCATGAGAGTTCAAGGCAAGACGGATGCGGTTGTAAAATGGCTCAAGACCTATGACGGTATCGGAAAGTATATCAAGTTGAACGCCGTCGATATGAAGGCGGACGAGCGCGCGGTGAATGTTGTCTATAACGATGCCAAGGTGAGGGAGTTCATCGACGGCACCGTTGAGCGGAGATATACGTTTTCGCTTGTGATGGTTGCCGACTGGTCGGAAGGCTTCGACAGTACCAATGCCGAAGCGATGGAGTTTGGCGAGGAGTGGCTTGACTGGGTGGCGCGACAGTTCCAAGCCGGAAATGTTCCTAATTTCGGGGATGAGTGTATAATTCGTGCCATAGAGCCGTTGCAGAACGTCCCAGCGCTCGCGGCGGCTTATCAGGACGTGCAGCTTGCGCGATACCAATTTCAGGCTGCCATAACTTACTGGGAGAAGGAGACTGAGTAAAATGCAACTCACGAGAAACCTGTTTATTCCATTCATCGACACGTCAAAGGGCAAGGTTGCCGGCACTTATAAATGGGCGCCAATCGACCTGTCAACCAAGTTCGAGCTGAGCTATAACCCACAGACCGACACGAAGTCGTACATCAACAGCAAGAACGATACGACCGTCGTCACCGGTTACCAGCCAGAGCTTCCTCAGGAAATCGTGCTCGATAACACGAACCCACTGTACAAGTTTATGGACGAGTTCCTGAATAGCTACCCTGTCGGCGCAGACTGCAAGGTGCCTGTTATGATTGTTCGTCCTGCGCTTGATACCGGAAAGCCAACCGTTGCGCAGGTTTGGGATGGAGCCACTGTTACCGGCGACACCTTGAACACCGTTGACGGTAATGTAAGCTTTAAGCTCTCACTCAACGGCGACCCAATCAACGGCACCGTTACCGGCATTGGTACTACAACCGTTACATTCAGAGCTAACACCGTCGTAGGCGCCTAATAGTTCACAACTGAGTCCACTGATGCTAGAATATTCCCGTGGGGCATACGTCCTGCGGGAATCCTTTTATGAAGGGCAGGTTTAACATGATTGAGTACAGCGACGACCAGGGTCAGACTTTCGAGTTGCCAAAAATGACGCTCAAACTAAGCGCCGAGATGGACAAGGTGGCGGCTGCTAGTGCTGGTGCTGAACGATTCAAAGCGGAGTACGAGTTCGTTAAGAAGGCTTTGCCAAAGGAGTACGTGGATGCACGACTTGAGGGCAAGAAAATTGACGATATTGATCTCGTCGCGCTTGCCGTGCTTTACAGCGAGCTTGATACGGCTTATGCGAAGCCGGTACTCGAAGCACGTATGTCAGGAGCGAACGCTCAAATCGAACAGATGAAGCCAATGTTAGACGCTGCTTCTAGCGTGGCGAACATCTCCGGAGCGAACCGCAAGGCGAACCGCCAAGTCTTCCGTATGTCGTAAACGATGATTGACTTACGTTATCGTGGTCTCCCCTCTGCCCTTGAGGTAGACGGGGAGACTTTCCGTATAAAAACAGATTTCAGAATTTGGATTGCGTGGCTTGAGTCGCTTGAGGTAAATCAGATTGCTGAAACGGCGATATTTGAGGACGAAGTGCCAGACGGTGATTCATGGGTGCAGGTGGCGGTCGCGTTTGCAAAGAACGAGAGCAGCACACCGCACGGTGGGTCAGGTTCAACCGCGAGGGCGTACGATTTTGTTGAGGACGGCGAGTACGTTGTAGGCGCGTTCCAACAAGCGTACGGAATAGACCTCACAGACCCGGAGCTTGATATGCACTGGCATCGTTTCCTGGCACTGTTTCGCTCATTGCCTAGTGACACCGTGATGTCTCAGGCGATGGCATACCGTACGTGGTCGAAAGGGTCGAAAGAGTCGTATGATTCACGTATGGCAAAGGCTCGCACTGCGTGGAGTCTTCCTGCAAAGAAGACCGTGGAATCCGAGAGTATAATAGCGTGGCAGAAAGAGGCGTTCGGGCAAATAATCCCCTAGGCAGGGAGCGCCACCATTGGAAGGTGGCGAAATGGCAGACGGAACAATCAAAATCGGCATGGAGCTTGATGGCTCTGGCTTGGGCGCTCAGGCAGACGCGGCGGGCAAAGACGCGGCGGGCAAAGCAGGGGCGTCTTTCTCTGAAGTTGAGTCCAAGGGCACGTCGGCGTTTGCGGCAGTCGCAAAGGCTGGCGTTGCGGCGTTTGCTGCAGTAGGTTCAGCAGCTCTCGCGTTTGGCGGAATGGCGCTGAGCGCGTATTCAAATTATGAGCAATTATCCGGAGGTGTTGCAAAACTTTACGGAAGCGGTCAGACGCTTATAGCATACGCTCAGGAGCAAGGCAGAGCTGTTTCCGAGGTGCGCGACGAGTACAACAGATTAAATCCGGCAGTTGCGCTGATGAGTCAGAATGCGTCGAAAGCATGGCAGACTGCGGGAATGTCTGCAAATCAGTACATGGAGCAGGCTACCAGCTTCTCCGCTGCGCTTATTAACAGTCTAGGCGGTGACACGGTGAAGGCTGCGGAGCAGACAGACGTCGCGATGCGTGCTATGAGCGACAACGTTAACACGTTCGGCAGCAATATGCAGGACGTGCAGAACGCATTCCAAGGCTTCGCGAAACAGAACTACAGCATGCTCGATAGTCTGAAGCTCGGATATGGAGGCACGAAGGCCGAGATGCAGCGCCTAATCGACGACGCAAACGCGTATGCGGCTGCGAACGGACGAGCGGCTGACCTCTCAATCGATTCATTCTCAGATATCGTAACGGCGATTGAGCTGGTTCAGGAGAAACAAGGAATTGCTGGAACGACTGCACGTGAAGGCGCAACGACCATTGAAGGCGCAATCAACGAGGTTAAGGGCGCGTGGGAAAATCTTGTTGCTGGTATCGGCTCACCAGATGCCGATATGACGGGTCTTATTAACGATTTAATGACCGCCCTTGGTGATGTTGCTACCAACGTCGCCCCGGCTGTTCAGAGAATCGGAAAAGGCATAGTCGAAGCACTGCCCGGCGCATTGTCCGGAATCCAGGAAAAGCTCGCTCCTGTTCTTTCAGAAGCTTTGGCGGGCGCGTGGAATGCTGCGTCAGCGGTTTTCTCGGGACTTGGTATCAACATTCCGGAAATCGATGCATCGCAAGTACAAAGTGCAATAGACGGGTTGGTAAGTGCCTTCCAGACGTTTGCGGCGGTTGTTGGCCCTGTTGTTTCGGCTGTCATTCAAGGCATTGTTAATGTGCTCAGTTGGTGTGCGGATAACTGCAATATCCTAATTCCTATTCTCGCAGCGGTTGGTGCAGCGTTTGCTGCTTGGCAGGCGTATTCGACTGTCATCGGAGTCATTCAGGGCATCAGCGGCGCGATGGCGGTATTAAATGCTGTTATGGCTGCAAATCCAATCGGAATCGTCATCATGGCCGTCGCTGCGCTTGTGGCTGCACTAATCGCGTTGTGGACAACTAACGAGGATTTCCGTAATGCTGTTACGGCTGCTTGGGATGCGCTTGTATCTATTGTTGCGAACGCCGTTGGCGCTCTCGTAATTTTCTTCCTTGTTGATGTTCCGAACGCAATAAATGCGTTGTCAGCCGGCTTCTCGGCGCTTCCTGGCGTTATCGCTGGCTTTATAGGTTCTGTTGTGGCGAGTGTGTGGAATTTTGTAAGCTCGCTCGTAAGCGGCGCTGTTCAGGCGGGTTCTGGCTTCCTGTCCGGTATTGTTGGTTTTATCTCGCAAGTTCCCGGCAGAGTCGCTGGTTTCATTGCTTCGGTAATCGTAAATGTTGCGTCGTTTGTTGGGCAGATGGCGTCGAATGCTGCAAGCGCAGCGTCGCAGTTTGCAAGTAACCTAATTAGCGGGTTGCAGTCGATACCCGGGCAGGTAGTTTCAATCGGAAGTAATATCGTGTCTGGTATTGCGAACGGAATCAGAAACGCTGGCGGAGCAATCCTAGATGCCCTCGGCGGAGCGGTTAGGGGCGCGGTTGATACCGTTAAAAGTTGGCTTGGTATCCATTCACCGTCAAGACTCATGCGAGACCTCATCGGTGTAAATATGTCGAAGGGTGTCGCGGTTGGTATCGAAGCAGGATGGAAGGAAGAAGACCCGTTCGGCTCGCTGAGAAAAGCCGTGAAGCTTGGCATCGACGGCGTTCAGATGGACTTCAAACAGCAGGGCGCGATGTTCAGCGTCTTCGACGGCAGAAACACCAATCCTCCAAAGATTGAGCAGAATTTCAATACGAAGGTTGTACGTTCGGACGATGACCTGTACAGCGCTGCGGCAATCCTGCATAGAAACGCGCTGTCTGAGGCGATGGGAGTTTACTAATGCAAACGTGGTTCGCTGAGATAACGAAAGGCGGTGAGGTCGTCAGACTCGGTGGAGACGGGTCTGGCGGCATCAGCGTTAGAACTATTAAAGGCTGGTGGTCAACGCCAGACTCAAAGGTGAGTATGACCGCAAGGGAGTCCGGGGACGGTTCGCATGATGTGGATCCGTCTGCCGTGTTTTATGCGTCGCGCACTGTAACCATCGACTGTGAGGTTCAAGGCACAAACCGTGCAGAGGTCGAAGAGCGTATGAAGTCACTGCTCGCGATGGCTCACGGACTTGTAAGACTCAGGGTCGTGGACGAGAAGTCTGATACATTCGTCGAAGGCTTTGTGACTGTTGAAACAAAGGCAGGAAAGGCTACGCGTAACGCTGAAGATATGACCGTTACCGTTAGATGTCCACGCCCGGAGAGGCTTTCGACGAACACCGCCGTGGGAGTTATGAATCCATCCGCTCAGGGGTTCGGCGGACTTGTATACGATTCAGGAGTACTCAGGTATCCACTCACTTACGGAGCCGGTGCTGAATCTGTGAAGAGTACGTGTACGGTTACAAACGCGGGAACGTCGGAAGCTTTCCCGGTCATCTATGCGTCCGGCAATATGCCGCAGGGTTTCACTTTGACAAACCAGGACGACGGCAGTCAGCTTGTATTCTCACAGCCTGTCGGGTCTGCCGTGGTTGTTATCGACTGCCGCTCAAGAACAGCATCCGTGAACGGGGTTGACGTGACGAGAAACGTTATTCAACGCAATTTTCCGACGGTGGCCGCTGGTGGTAGCCTTACCTTATCGCTTAACGCGGAGGGTAACGGTACAATAGAAATCGCAGTACGCGATACATACATCTAGGAGGAGAACATGGCAAATGTTGCATTCGGAGTGCGTCAGACTTCCGATGGAATTGGAACGACCGACGTAGACATCCGCCACATGCTTGCGCAGAAATGGCTGAATAAAGGCGTCGTCGGTGGCTTGCAGGTTACCGGGGGCCAGACGATGGCATATAACGTTTCGGCTGGCATGGCTATATGTAGCCGTGGCACGTCGGACGGCTTTACAGAAGCATATTTTTCTGGAGGTGTGACTCCAACCGTCGAGGCTAATTCAAGCGCAAATCCACGCATAGACGTTGTATGGGTCACCGCCCATGACAAATCTCAGGGTGACGCTGACAACCTTGTAACTGTCGGCGTGACAAAGGGAACCGCTGCGGCTACTCCAACCGCTCCGACGATTCCTACATATGCAACCGAGATAGCTCGTATGCTTTTGCCAGGAGGTTCAACAAATACCCGTAACGCTTCACTCACCGCGTCGAGGTCGTTCGCGATTCCTTACGGTGCGTCACTCGGCGTACTGGCGGATAAAACGTATAAAGCGACTAAGACTCTTAACGTCGGCGAGTATTTCGATTATGCTTCGGCAACGATTACTCTGCCAACTGATAGGCTTTTGAGCATCAAAATGACCGTGAATGTTAAAGCGTACAGTCCGACAACGTACTCATGGCTTGGCTCTGGATATGTGGAGTGGCTGCTTGACGGTCGCGTAATGAGAGATTACCGATTCACTTGCGTACCAGACACGCCCGTATCTCTTTGCTTCGAGGACATGGCTGAGGCGGATGCTGGCACTCACACCATAACCGCGAGGGTTTGGAGTTCAGGTTCTGCTCCTAGGTCTGGCGTCACAATGGACTACGATAATAGCGGATGGCCTGGTCAGAGGTTGATTGTCGTAGACGGCGGCGTGGCGGTCTAATATGTGGGAGTGCTTTGTATTCGATACGATGACCGGCGTAATCGATGCGCCGGTCGATATTCCTAATTTATCGTGGACGCTTACCGTATCGTCTTGTTCGCTCACAACGACGAAAGACAAAGGCACCGGCGAGGGTGATGCTTCCGGACTCACTGTGCCGTGGGAAGCTCTGCCAGTAAAGACTCAAGAGGGCAGAAATTCGTTCCTTGCGCCATATCGTCGTGGCCTTGTGCTGCTATGGAATGGTTCACCTGTGGTTGCTGGAATAATCGGACTTCGTACCGATTCTGCACTAGATACGTCTTTTGACCTGTTGTCGCCGATGGACTTTCTCGACAATAGATACGTGGTCACTGAAGGCAAGTTCGGCAAGGGTTACGATTCGACTACGAACGACACCATTTATTTCAGTGGGTTGTCGCTCAGGGCAATCGCTTGCGAGATAGGCCGCATAGCAACAAATGCAAAGCCTGGAGGAAGCCTTCCCATTGATTGGCAATATCTTGGCGAGAAAGGTTCGTCGCAGCGAACATATTACGGATGGAACGTCGGCAACAACAGCGCGAAGAAACTACTTACTGCTATTGCGAACGTTCAGAATGGCCCGGATATGCAATTCAGGCCAGTAATTGAAAACAATAGGGTAAGGTGGGTTTTCGAGGCTGGCTCAGAGTCGAATCCGTACCTCGGGCAGTCGGGAGTTATTCCGACGTTAACGTGTTTCCGTGGCGGCGGTACGATAGAAGGAGTCAAGGTTGCTCACGGTGCGCCGAAAATGAGGGTGTACGGCACTGGATCAGGTCAGGACGAGGGTACGCTGTGTTTCCTCTCTGAAGATATGACCCTATGCCAGAGGAACGACCCGTGGCCACTAGTGGAGGAGCAGAAGGGAAGCTCAAACTGGAATACAGCTGACCTTGTGAGAAGCCACGCGAACGCCGTGCTTGAATCATCAAAGAGGCCGCTCATTCAGATTACTGGACGAACTTTTGCCAATGATGAAGGCAATAACGTCACGCCTGGCATTGTGTGGCCGGGGCAGGAAGTTGATGTTATGATGGACGGGTACCCGACCCTGCCAGATAATGTGTACAGGCTCAGGCTTATGGAGATGAAGGGCGACCTTACGGACAAGGTTCAACTCACCTTCGACCCGATTTTTGACCCTTGGGAGATTTGGTAATGCAGCATCAGAAACTCGGCGGCATCATGTCGCCACTTGAACAGATGGCGAACGTCGCGGCATCAGCAGCACAGTCCGCAAGAGAAGCAACTACAAGACAGAGCGGTACGATTTCCGTGACAAATGCGGACGGCACCCGTTCGATACTTGGCGCACAGAGCGGCGACGGCAGGAGCATTGCGACCCACGTCGGTGATACTGTTGCACCTCCAAAGCCAAAGGGCATCTTCGCGACATCCTCGGCAGGTGTTGTGTATGTGGCGTGGGACGGAACTCTGGAAGATAAGATTCCGGCAGATTTCTATAACGTCACAGTTTACATGGGCGTCGGAGGTCAATCGTCTGTGATTGGAACTCTTACGAAGCCAGGTATTGTTTCGACTCCACCACTACTAACAGCACAAAGCATTGAAGTATGGGCGACCGCAGAGGATGACGCTTGCAAGGAAGACGGCACCCCGGCGCATAATGTTTCCTCAGAGAGTACACATCATAGCGTCACCATTGAACACGGGAGTAATTCTCAGGGCGTCGAAGAACTCAAGAAGCTTATTGAGAAGAAGGTTGATGCTATAGAGGCTAAGGTAGAACAAGCAGTAGAAACTGCTGACAATACACAGAAAGTCGTAGAAGAACTGAATAACTCTTTTTCTCACGATAGCGAGGGCGCTCACGTCGGTTCTAAGACCGGTATGCATACGACCATTAACGCGCAGGGTATGTCGCTCAAGAAGAATAATGCGGAGGTTGCGTCATTTTCCGAGCATGGCGTTAAATTGTCGAGCGGCGATTTGCGCATTACATCGGGGTTTATTCGTGACTTTGGCTATAACTCAACAGCACTTTCATCGAGTGTGTTCGATTTTGAAGCCGAAAATATGGTCTATATAGACTCACCGAAGGTATTTTTGAGGACAATGCACAAGAAGAACGGCGGTTTTGAGGGTACAGACATTGATATTATGCCTGACCAAATCGGCGTTTCTTCACCTCATGGTGCTGGGTCAATTAACACGGCAGACCTTGTAAAGCTTATGAAGTATATACCGTGGACTGACCTAGTTAATAATCAATGGGTTAGGGTTCGATATTGTGTACGAAGCGGGTTTATGTACCTTGATTGTTGGATGGCTGGCGGCTATCCAACTTACACAACGCCAACACAGATTCCCGATAATCTGCTACCGGCGAAGGCTGCATATTATCCACTTGCGACACAGCAAGGAAACAATACTGCTAAAATGTGGCTAGGCGCAGCGGGCGGTGGTGACGGTCACGTGTATCTATACAATTACGACAGCGGTTATTGCTCTGGCGTTGTTCCTGTTATCCCTAAGATTCTGGAGTAGGAGGTGAGGTTATGAATCCTTTAACCTTTGAACAGATTGTTGCGGCGGTTTCATTTCTTGGAATGGTACTTACGTTAATAAACGGCGCCAAAGCGATGAATCGTGCAAGTCAGGAAGACGCGATGCGGCTGGTACGTATTGAGGAAGGCGTGAAGCAACTCAAGAGCGACATAGACGACACGCAGAAAGCCTTCACAGCGTACATGGCGCGAACAGATGAAACAATTACCAACATCCGTGATACGCTTAGCGTTCACGACACCCGTCTTGCGGTGGTAGAGGATGTGACCCGTACACAGGCGGGAAGGCTGGAGCGCCTGGAACAGGCGCGTACGAAATAAAAGAATTGTTATTCGTTTAGAAAGGAACTGTTATGAAGGCATGGGTTAAGGCTGCGGCAATTCGCGCAATCAAGACGGCGGCTCAGACTGCCGTCGCACTTATCGGCACCAACGCTATTGGAATTACTACCGTTGATTGGGCGGCTGTTGCATCTGCCGCTGCTCTTGCTGCGGTTGTATCAGTGCTTACCTCTGTTGCAGGTATTCCAGAGGTCAAGGACGGCGCTAGTCCACTTTTGAAAGAAGGCGAGTAATGGCTGATTTCTCCGGAGAGATTACCGCCGACGTTTGGGCGCCAACGACCTCATACGATTCAGGGCGTGGAGGTCATCATGTTGAATATATTGCCATTCACCATGAGGCGTCTGTTGGTTCTTCACCGTACAGTATTGCCGCAATGTGGTCAGCAAATGGTAACGTCAGCGCTCATTATTCCGTGGATGGCGACGCTCAGCACGTTTATGAGAGTGACACAGCTTACGCAGTCGGGCGTTACGTAGAAAACCAGCGTAGTATCTCCATCGAACATGCCAACAACTCAAGCAATCCATGGACTGTCTCAGAAGCAACCTTGGAGAGCGGCGCACATCTTACAGCAGCACTACTTATTAAATACGGACTCGGCTATCCAGAGTGGGGCGGTAACGTCCGCCCTCACAAACAAATTGTGGCGACTGCTTGCCCTGGCGAGCTTGCAGGAAGCCAGAACGCTCATTTCATGGAGCGAGTCTGCTATTGGTACGAAGTTATGACCGGAACACGTTCAACCTCTGAAGCAGGCTGGCACACCAACGGCAAAGGATCGTGGTGGTACCAGACAGGCGAGAGCGCAAGTGAGTATGCTATCGGCTGGTACCGTGTAGGTGATAAGTGGTACTACTTCAATGAATCCGGTTGGATGCTCACAGGCTGGGTGTGTGCTGCTTGGCAGGACAGCGAAAAGCTGTGGTGGTATATGGACGACTCCGGCGCCCTGGTTGCCGATAAATGGATTGAGTATAAAGGCGGCTGGTATCTTCTTGCACCAGATGGCCATATGCTCACCGGCAAGGTTGAGCGCGATGGTAAGGCGTACTATCTCGACAGCACGGGTCGCATGGTCACAGGTTGGTACCACGATAACGGAGACGGTCGCGATATTTGGTACTACTTTGCTGAAGACGGTGCGATGGTTGCCGATTGTGTCTATGAGGTCGGAGCTGGAAAGCTCTGCGCCTTTGATGCAGACGGCCACAGGATTACGGGAACCGTCACCGTGAAGATTGACGAGTCAGGATATTTGTCCGGCCTAGCATAAAACAAGCACAGTAACCCCCTCCAATGTGCGAGGGGGTTTTTATATGTAGAGTAATTGTGAAGTGTGCTTTTACTCACTAATTTTTTGCGTTTACTATTCACATACGTAAACATTTATGCTAATATTAAGTTATGGAAGGGAAACTGAACCCTCCAAGGATTGCCTGGAAATGGCAGGAAGGTAAAGAAGGTTAAACATGGCAGAACAGAAGAACGTAAGGCAGGTATTGGCGGAGGTGCAGCGCGAGCTGAACGTACCAAAAGACCAGTACAACAGCTTTGGAAAGTACAAGTTCCGCAATCTTGAGAGTATCAACCTCGCATTAAAGCCGCTATGCGAGAAATACGAGTGCGGTTATTACCTCACCGACGACATCGTTTTTATTGAGGGCAGGTTCTACCTCAAGGCAACCGCGACGTTTTATGCCTTCGGATGCGATGGAGAGGTGTCTGTGACTTCATGGGCACGTGAAGCAAATGAAAAGAAGGGCATGGACGAAGCTCAAGTTACCGGACTGTCGTCAAGTTACGCCCGTAAGTACGCAATGTGCGGACTGTTTGCTGTCGATTCCGGCGAGGAGGTCGATGGTATGGACAATCGAGGCTCTGAAAGCCGTTCTAAGGCTCAAACATCACGCGGTAGCACAACAACGCAGAGAGGGTCACAATCGTCCCGTAAACCGGCACCACAGAAGCCAGCAGCGGCATCAGGCGACGACTTTCTCATTAACCTGACAAAGTTTGCTGAGATGAAAAGTAAACCGGTCGATGACGTCATCGCTGCGCTGAATAAAACAAAGGCGATGCAAGCACTCGGAGTCGTCGAAGGAACATTGGAATACAGCGAGGAGCAGACGGCTTGTGCCGCCAATATCCTTGCAAATTGGATTGCGAAGAGCTAAGGAGAAAAGAACATGGACGGATTGAACAGCGTAACTATTGGCGGCAATCTCACGCGTGACGCGGAGCTTCGATACACACAGGCAGGAACCGCCGTGCTATCGTTTACGGTTGCTGTCAATGAAAGCCGCAAGAAGGACGATGAGTGGGAGGATTATCCAAACTTCATCGACTGCACAATGTTTGGCAAGCGTGCAGAGTCGGTGAGCGACTACCTGCGTAAGGGAGTTTATGCCGCAATCACCGGCAAGCTCCACCAGAACCGCTGGGAGAAGGATGGTCAAAGCCGCTCAAAAATCGAAGTTACCGTCGATAATATCCACTTTGAGAGCAAGGGGACGAGTGGCACCACGAACGGTGAGGCTAGCTATTCAGCAAGCGGCGCGATGAATGGCGATGGTATTTATGACGAGGATATTCCATTTTAGGAAAAGAATAGTTAGGAGAAGAAAATGCAGGACATGTTAGTACGTGCGCAGTTCGTTGCGATGAATGTTAAGACCGGCAAGACCGTTATGCAGTTCGAGCTAGATCCGGAAGACATTTCGATGATGCCAGAGCTTGCGAAAGCTGTCGGCGAGGTGGTAGCTCTCGGGGTTTATCGCGGTCAGGCTGAGCTTCCTCTTAGCGACGTAGTTGCGAAGGTTCGCGGAACGAGTGTCGTAGACCGCGAGACTGGCGAGGTTTTGGCTACAGCATATTAGCGACTTGGGCAGGCGTAAAAACCTGCCTTTTTTCTGTAATTACTATTCACATACGTAAATACTTATGCTATAATTAAGACATGGAAAAGAAAAGGACTTTTCCAAGGATTGCCCGGAAGGGCGGAAAGGCAGGACAAAATGGAGCGCAACGACATGGTTATGGGAGTTCTTGAAGTCTATGACCGCATCAATGTGCTAGAAGCCGAGAACGCGAAACTCAAGGCTGGCATGGTGAGTGAGATTACTGCTCCGGAAGGTAATGACCCACTGGCAGGAATTAAAGCGCGAATCTTGCAATTTGGCCGCGAGAAGATTGTTGATGATGCTCTTGATTACTGGCGCAGAGTGAACGTAACCCGCGACGACGGGCAGCTTAAGGTCACGAGCTACGAAAAATGGCTCAAGGACAAGTTAACAAAGGTACCTGAGTTTATGAGCGTCGTACAGTTCAAGGAGATTTGCAAAGCGGAACTCAAGGCAGAGTACGAGAAAAAGAAAAAGGAAGCTATGGATGACTTCCTGAGTACTGAAACAGAGAAAGACGATGAGGAGTAAATTCACCGTCATTGGCAAAGTTGTGGGAAAACCCCGCCCGAAATTTAGGGTCGTGGCGGGGCATCCACAAGCCTACCAACCACGCGGAGGAAAAGCGTATGAAAGGCTAATAGCCGACGAGTATCGAAGGCAATGCGGCAGAATGCACGAAGGAGCATTGGCAGTTGTTATTCATACGTTCCGGGCATTGCCAAAGGGAACACCGAAGCGAGTAGTAAGTGAGCCTGACACCGTTAAACCAGACGCCGACAACATTGCTAAAAGCGTTCTTGATGCTCTAAATGGTGTGGCATGGCGCGACGACACACAGGTTGTGCATTTGCAAGTGAGAAAGAATCCGAGGACGCGATGCGAGGAGCGTATCGCAGTCGAAATAGTGGAGGTAACTGAATGATTATTACTAATGAACTGAATCTGCCAGCGCCGTTCGTGGACGCTGCAACATCAGATTACAAATACACGCCGAAACGCTACAGCGTGACGTCTGTACTAAAGGGCGTCCGTGAAGCGATTCTACAACGCCGACATGATGACGAGATTAAGCAGGATGCTTCCGACATGGTGTGGGCAATCTTTGGAACAGCGGTTCATAGCATCCTGGAGAACTCGCAGGAGACCGCCGAGCAGCTCAAGGAGAATTGGTTCAGCGTTGATATGGGCGACGGCTATGAATTGTCCGGTATCTTTGACCTGTATGACGACGCGACCGGAACCGTTACAGACTACAAGACCGCAACTGCGTGGAAGGTTGTATTTGGCGAGTTCGACGATTGGAAGCGCCAGACGCTCTGCTATGTGTGGATGCTTCGTGCGATTGGGTTCGACGCCAAGCGCGGTGAAATCGTCGCGATGTTGAAAGACCACTCAAAGACCAAAGCGAAGGCAGACCATACGTACCCACAGCACCCCGTGTACCGCATCGGCTGGGACTTCTCCGAGCAGGAAATTGCGGAGTGTGGCGAGTGGCTGCGTGGTCGCTTTGAGGAAATCAAACGCGCCGAGGCTCTGCCAGATGACGAGCTGCCTATGTGTACCGAGGAGGAGCGTTGGCACAAGGCTGACAAGTGGGCAGTGATGAAGGAAGGTCGCAAGTCCGCCGTCAAGCTGTACGACTCAGAGGAGGAAGCTCAGGAACGCGTTGAGGAAGAAGGAGACAAGTTCTATGTCGAGCACCGTCCGGGCGATGATCCAAAATGTCGTGATTATTGCTCAGCTTGTGCATTTTGTTCACACTATAAGGAGTTGATGAAGAATGTTGACTAAACAAGAGCGCGAAGAAATTAAAAAAAGGTTTGATGAGTGTAGCGAGTTAGATTTAAGCAATATGTACAAATGCTTGTTTGGTAAAGATGTTAGCTCTGGTACGTCATGGGCACAAGACTTTAACGAAATGGTAAACCGTATTTTTGAACTCTACGACGTTTCTAATATGCTCGAGTTGCCAGTTGACAAAGACGGCGAGTATATCCATATTGGTGATGTGGTATGTGAGAGCGACGGGGAAGAATACAAAGTTACCGGGTACAAAAAATATTACGATACAGAAACTATTATTTTGAGAACGTGTACACGGCCTTTTGAAGTATACAGATTCGCGGAAAATTTAACCCACAAAAAGCCTGTAGCAATTAAATCAATTGCTGAGCGTCTTAGAGTTGTCTTAGACGATGATGGCGATTTGATGACTACAGATGGTTTCAATAACTTATCACGTATTATTGCCGAGTTAGAGAGCTTAGGCAATAACGATGAATAACCATTGTTGAAGGTGTTAAAATGACTCTATCGGATGGTAACGGCATCTGGTAGAATGAATGTTGTGAAGAACCCCGCAAGGTGGAGCCGTTACCTCCGCCCAGCGGGGTCTTTCTTTTTTTGGAGGTAGCTATGATTAACGCTTTTGACGCTGAAGTCGCGAAATTGGTTGGAGTGAATGCTGCCGTTTTGTTCAAAAATATTTGCTACTGGGTAGAGAAGAATGCTACGAATGGCAAAAACGAGCACGATGGGTATTATTGGACGTACAACTCAATGAAAGCGTACGCGGAGCAGTTTCCATATCTCACAGAGAGACAAATACGCACGGCGCTGAATAAACTAGAGTCCGAAGGTCTTGTGATGACCGGAAACTTTAACGACGCAGCGTACGACCGAACAAAGTGGTATACGGTCACCGCGAAGGGTGCGTCCATTTGCGAAATCGGTCAAATCCATTTGACTTTTTTGTCAAATGGAAATGACTTAAAAGTCGAACCTATACCAAATGACTACCAAATGACTACCAAAGAAGAACCCCCTATAACCCCCCACGATGACACGAGCGCAAAGGTGGCGGAAGTTGTGGTATATCTCAATGACCTCACGGGGAAGAGCTTCAAGCCGAAGGCTGATGCGACACGAAAAGCGATAAGCGCACGGCTCAATGAAGGGTACACCGTGGATGACTGTAAGCGGGTAATTGACGCAAAGGTGGCGGATTGGGGCAGAGATCCGAAGATGAAGAAATTTCTAAGACCAGAGACGCTGTTCAGGGCTTCGAAGTTTGAAGGTTACCTGCAAGAAGCGCCGGTTATCGACATGGCCGACTGTCCGTTTTAGGAGCGAGGTATGGATTTCATCAGAGAAATTGCTAGGAAGGCTTGGGATGGGTGCCCGGTAGTGGACGGTATACCAACATGTCCAGACTGCCATACACCGAGGGCAGTCATGGTTAATGGAAAGCTCATGCCTTGCATGTGTAAGTGCCAGGAGGAGGCTCAGGACGAGGAGCGTCTAAAGGAGCAAGTGAGGGAGCGCAAGGCTCGAACTGAAAGGCTTCTCAGTACAGCGTTTACCGCGAGTGAAATGAGAGGGTACACTTTCGAGTCCGACGATGGCAAGTACGGACAGGCACAAATGGATGTGTGTCGAAGATACGCAAAGAGATGCGTGGAAGGCGTCGATTATGGACTTCTCATGTTCGGGGCGCCAGATGGTGGAAAGACGTTTGCGAGTTGTTGCATTGCTAATGCGATGATAGAGGAGGGTAAAAAGGTCGTTATGCGCTCCGTGCCGCAGCTCATCATTGCCAGAAACCTCAAAGACGAGGAGCAATTAAGAAATCTTCTGTCATGTGACTTGCTAATTCTGGACGACCTCGGGGCGGAGAGAAGTACGTCGTATGCTCAGGAATTTGTCTACGCGGTTGTGGATGGACGATATCAACAGCGTAAGCCGATGGTCGTGAGTACGAATCTTACTAGGCAGGAGCTTTACAAGACACCCGACATCACAGCGCAGCGTACGTATAACCGCATCCTTGAGGTGTGCCTACCGCTTGAGTTTGACACTGGCAGGAAGCGTGCGACTGCTGAGAAATACGAAGAAATGAAAAAAGACCTTGGCCTTGGATAATGTTTGCAAGCGTGAACGGATGCGTTATAATGTTCACGGAAGTAAATAATCAAGGCAGGAAAGACGAAGGAGGAATGAATGAACACCGAAGTGCTGAAGTCTACACTCGCAGAGCGTGATATGTCACAGAATGAACTTGCCCGTCAGGTTGGTTGCTCGTACGGTCAAATGAGTAATATCATCAACGGCCGTCGTGAGCCTCGAACTGACATGTTCAAGCGAATCTGCGAGGTGTTGAAACTGAAGCCGCAAAAGCTCCTGTAGGACGATTTCTAAGGCATTTTAAGGAGCTTTAATATGGTTGATACAATAACTATTCAAAAAAGCGGCGAAAGTACCGCAAAACTGGCTACAGGAGGTTATAGGCATATGGGAGAGTTCGATATGGGTTTCAAGGCGACGTCGGCGCCGATGTCACAGACCGAGAGGTACGTGCTTCTCGTGGAGTCGTTCGAGGAGAGCGTCGAGAAGTGCATCTCCAAAGAGTGCGAGACGCTCCAGGAAGCAAAGCGAGTGCAGAACGGACTGAGCAAGGTTATCAAGGCGTCCGAAGGAAAGTCCGCTGTGAGGCGTGAGGGTACGACCGTATACCTGATTCGCCGTGGCTAAAGTGACAACGCTGGCACTTGAGCTTCAGCCAATGATGGGTAAGCCGTCAATCAAGATGCACCGCTGCGCAATCTGCGGGCAGACGTGGCCGCTCAATCAACACCACATTGTGCGCAGGGGCGCTGGGAAGATGTACGACGGATACGGCTTGGAACTTGAAAAGCCAACAATCACACTGTGCGGCTCAGGCAACGCTTCCGGGTGTCACGGTCTCGCGCACCAAAACCGCCTACATTTTCGCTGGGTCGAGAGCAGACAGCCATCCGATGAGTTTGGCCTGAGAACGATTCGTTCAGGGCATTGGGAGTACATTCTCTGTGACGAGCCGACTAAATATTCTAAGGCGCTCAGGATGCGCGGATGGAAGCGCGTAAAGTAAATATGAAGTAACTGTGGATGAGTAAAAATCGTCCACTTTTTTTGCGTAAACTATTCACAAGTATGAACACTTGTGTTATGATTACATCATCAAATAAAAACAACCAAATGAAAGGCAGGAACCATGGAAACAAAGAACTACAGAACCAAGGACGAAATGGCTGACTACTTCGCAAAGCTCGCAGACGCTTTTGAAACCGAAGCCGCAATGACTGAGGACGTTGAAGAAGCAGCTTTCCTCCGTGGTAAGGCAGAAGCATACGAACTGGCAGCATTTGAAGTCTCACACAATATGTAGTTTCAAAGCCTAAGGCGCCGGGGCAAATCGGCGCCACCTCAACCACCGAAAGGCAGGAAAAAATGGCAACGTTTTACGGTCAAGTAAAGGGAAACAGAGAGACCACAGCAGCAAGGCAAGGCTCAAGGAAGTCCGGAATAATGGCATCCGTTCAGAGCTATGCGGGTTCGTTCAGTATCGAAATGCGAGGAGATGGCAGTAAAAATATCGTCGCAATCTACGCAGGAGAAGGCTCAAAGCTTGGTGGAAAGAAGATATTTGAAGGAACAATGGACGAGTTTTGCAAAGCACTGTGTGGGTCTGATTTCGAGGAGGTTGTTGAGTAATGAGTACAAGATGCGCACTAATCGTAAACGAGAGGAACCGTTGGGAGTATGGTGAGCCGCTCGAGGAGGTATTCCGTCTCTATCGTCACTGCGACGGATACCCCGAGGGAATGGGGCAAGACCTCAAGACAATCTGCGCACGCTATCAGAAGGACAACGAGCGCAAAAGCTGGTCGCAGTATCTTTTGGAGAAGTTGTCGGCGCTCTGCACGTACGAGATGGAGCCACCGAGCGCAGTCCATGGCGATTTGGAGTTCCTGTACTGCATTAACGTGGACGGGCGGAAGATGACTGTGAGCTGTTACACGATTGGCTGGGATGAGGAGTATGAGGAGGCTATGTGCCGATACCCCGTGTTCCGAGAGACGTTCGGTGGCAGCGAGGAGTAACGATGATTGACGTAGAAGACTACACACAGAGCGTGGGAAGCGTTATGAATGCAGAGAAGCGATACCGCTACCCGCTTGATCCGGACTCCGTGCGTGAATTATGGATGATGTGGAAGCAGCGCAACCCGGAAGCGATGGAGTATATCGAACATCAAGCCAGGAGCGTCAGTTGGACTTCAGGCAGGGTGTCGGCGAAATATCTTGTCGAAAAATTGCGATATGAGAGTGGAATCAAACTCAACGCTGTTCCGTTCGTGGATGAAGACGGCAACGAGCGGAGGTATGGCATCAGCAATACGCTAACCCATTTCATCGGCGCGTGGCTCAAAGAGCGCCATCCGGAGCTGAAAATCGAAGTGAAAAAAAGCAGGTTTGATAGGAAAGGCAGGTAGGACAAATGGAAGCAACTATAGAAATTAAGCGATATTTTGACGAGGAGGATATTAAGGATATTGTCGAGGACGAGATACGTGGGTATGTCCGTGGGATGGTTAGAGAATATTTCGATTTTAACAACTACCGTGACTTTGTGGCAAAAGTAGCAAGTGACGTGTTCAAAGACTGCATGGACGAACTCGACGGCGATATGATTCATGACATTCAAGAGAGAGTACGTGCGGCTATTAAGGATATTAGCGTCTATAACATTCTTGGCACCGATTACAGTTGGCGGAAGGGTGTAGAAGAAAAAACAGAAGCGCAGAAAGTTATTGACGAGGAAGCTGAGAAGTTGCGTAGTGAGGTGTCGGGGATAATACTCAATGCTGTTAAAACAGCGGTTAACGGTAATGTCGCTGAGATTATTTCTGACGCAATCTATGACATTTTGAGCAAGAACGACGAGTAACTATGAAGAACAAATGAAGAAAAGTAAAAATACCTGCCTTTTTTCTGGTTTAACTATTCACATATGTAAACACTCATGTTATAATAAAGACATAGAAAACAAACAAACCCAAATGGAAGGCAGGACATTATGAACGACAAGAAGGCAGCAAAGCTCTACGAGGCAATGGTAAACGCGGCATATGCCTACAAGTTTGAGGGAGGTTCAAAGGAGCTTGCAAGCAAGGCGGCTTCTGAGTATGCGGAGTACAAGGGTATCAGCTACGAGCAGGCTTGCAGCCTCGCAGTTGAGTGCTTCTAATCAAAGCAACCGAAAGGCAGGAAAAAATGAACGCAAAGGAAATCATTAAGGAAATGGCCAACGAAACAACCTCGAAAATCAAGGTGAGCGAACTTTGCAATGAAATCTACTGGAAGCTCGCATCAATGGATATCAAGTGCGCAATCGTCAACGATAGGGCAATCGAAGTTGATGGCGATACAATCTGGTTCCAGCGCAACAACAAAGAAAACTGCTGGAAGTCGTTTGAGGTCATCGACTGCGAATACGCATACATCTAAGGATAAATGAGGTTAGGAAGCTGAGATGGTAGCCAAACAAATTCGTGAGGAATATCGTAACGAAATTCTCGCCCGTATTATTGACCTTTGTGATGTGCCTGAAAAGGAGGAATAGTGACAATGAAAACACTGATTAAATTCACGTTTTGCGCGCTTGTATTTGCTTGTATTGTCGTGATTGCGACAGGAGGAGACCCAACTGCATTCATTATTGCGTATGACGTTCTTGTATTTACCGCGCTAGTTCTTGTGTTTTATCTGCTATACAGCGACGACGTGTCGTTTTTAATTGAAAGGGGTAACGATGTTGACTAAAGAAGAACGTGAGGGTATCGCTAAGAGGCTGAACTACTGTGGCGATACAGAATATTACAGCTTTTATAGAGCCGTGACAGGACACAATACGACTACAAAAATTACGCTTGATGAAGATGTTGAAGAACTTGAAAAAGTTATTTCCAACCTATGCGACACGTCAAACATGGTTGAGTTACCGCTGGATAAAGACGGTGAAGTTATCCGTATTGGTGACACCGTATACGATAAAGACGGAGAAGAGTATAAAGTCACAGGGTATCGAATACTCTTTGATGATGCAGATATTTTTTTGTCAAATGGCTCAGAACCAGCTTACACAACGGTATATACACATTACGTAACCCACAAAAAGCCTGTAACAATTAAATCACTTTTGGAACGCATTAAGCGTGTTATGGATGACGACAGCACGACCGTATGGGCTTATGATGAACTAGATGATATCGCCGACCAGCTAGAGCGTCTAGGTGATAACGATGAGTAGCGTTACACCTAGAGAGCGCCGTGAGGTAGCAAAGAGTCTTCGTTATCTCGCTGATTTGCCTGGCGGTCCATTGGAAAACGATAAGCAATTCGTAGAAGTATTGAAGTATTGGGTTTTCTCAGATTTTAAGCGTTCCAGTTACGATGAAACGCTTACCCGCCTTGCCGACTTAATCGACCCTACATGTCATCAAGTAATAGAAGATGAAACACAAGTTTGCAGTGAGTGTTCAGAAGACCTAGACGAGGGGTATGGATGGGACTTCTGCCCTGTATGTGGCGCAAGGGTGGTGCGAGAATGAGCAAGCAAAAACAGAAAGGCACAGCCTTTGAGCGTCAAGTGGCAGAGTACCTTAGCTCACGCTTGGGGGCTGGCATTGAGCGCAGAACAACAGCCGGCATACATGACCGAGGAGACATCGCGGGAGTGTTCTTTCGCGGTCTTCCCGTGGTTGTTGAGTGTAAGAACTGCACACGCATGGAGCTGCCTAAATGGCTCAAGGAAGCCGAGATAGAGCGAGGAAACGCTGACGCTGAGTTCGGCTTAGTAGTCCACAAGCGTAAAGGCACAGGCGAGAAAAGCTTCGGCGAGACATACGTCACGATGACACTCGAGACGCTCGCAGCAATGATTGCAGGAAGCCACGAGCTTCTGCAATAAATCAGTATTTATTTAATTCCCTATTTTCAAAACTGAATAGAAAGGAGAATCACATGGGTGCTGAAGATACAATTATTCTAATTTTCTGCATTATCGCTGGTATTGCTTTTGTTATGAGCGCATAAATTCCCCATTTTTCACAACCAAATAGAAAGGTTTAACCATGAAGAGACTTCTTCAGTGGCTGGCTGTTTGCGTCTTTGCGTGCCTAGTTTTTATTCCAGGCATCGCACAGGCTCAGACGGTACCAGTCCAGCTCACAAGCTTTCAAGTTACCAACCTAGAGAAGCAGCCAGTCAACTCAGTAGGCTTGCACTCGAAGTTCTACATGAACATTAACTGGGATGCCACAGGACAGGAGCTCCACAACGGAGATTCATTCGACATCGAGCTTCCAACTTTCCTACGCTTCCCAGATGACGCAGCAACGAGCTTCAACCTCTACACGCCAGACGGAGAAGTCTGCGCAGTTGCTGAGATTAACCCGCTCACTCAGACATGTCATGTCACCTTTACCAACTACGTTGAGGGCAAAGACAACATCAAGGGTTCTATCTGGCTGGCAACATGGATTGGAGAAGACAACGGACTAGATCATGAAGAGTTACGCATCGTTCAGACCTCTACTGGTCAAGTTGCAAGCTTCACAGTTCACACTGAGCGTCCTAACGTCCTTACAGGCGAGGTCATTGCTAAGTGGGGCGTTGCTGACACAGATGCTGACACTATTGAGTGGAAGGTACGCCTTAATGTCAACCAGATGAACCTCACCAATGTCATCCTGGAAGACTCAATCGAAGCTGGCTCTTATGTACCCGGCTCTTTCAAGCTCTACCGTGTGCGCATGGACGAGTATGGCGCAATCGATGACTCTTATGGCTGGCAGCCAGTCCAGATTGACGAGCCAACCATCAATGGCTCTACCTTCACGCTAAACCTTCACAATGCCATGGCAAACGGTGAGCAGTACTTTCTTATCTACCGCACCACTAAGAATCCACGCATTAAGAACTCCATCACGCTCTACTCAGCTGAGAAGCAAGCTTCTAGTGTGTGGACCTATGTAGCAGCCGATTCTGGCGGTAACGGCAACGGTGATAACCGTCCGCAGCCAACTGAGCCGGAGACTCCACCTACTCCAGAGCCAACACCGACTCCAGAGCCAACTCCAGGACCACAGCCACAGCCTACTCCACAGGATAGCGACCCCGAGCCTAAGCCGGAGCCACAGCAAGAGCCAGCAAAGCCAGTGAAGAAGGCTAAGAAGGTTAAGAAAGCAGCTTTGCCAGCAACAGGCGATGACGCAATCATTGCAGTTGCAGCTGGTATCGGAACTACCGCTCTTGCATTCGTCCTCACGAGCAGATTTGTCAGAAAGGAGCAGTAATGAACCATAAAGAAGCAGAAGACAGAGAGCGTCTCGAGAAGATGACGATGAAGCAACTTAGGGAAGTTGCAAAGAATGAAGGCGTCTGTCTTGGATATTACTGTTCAAGGAAGGCTGACGCGGTTATCGCAATCATTGAATGGAAACGCTTTAAGGGCGTGTATATGGAGTGGTACTAATGATTTGCCCTCGATGTCTCAATGAAGGCTGGGGCAGCACTGCCTTTGACCTTGAGCACGATGAGCATGGCTGGCGTCTTAGGTGTCCTTACTGCAATCATGCTTCTCGCTACTACCAAACCAAAGAAGAAGCAAATATAGGCTTTATTCTCGACAGAGAAGCTGAGCAAGATGAAGCAGCTAAGCCTAGATAAGCAACCTGAGCCCAACGCAGAAGATGTGCGACTCATAAGAATTTGGCGCATTGACTTCGACTCGGTCTGCTTTGGACTCTACACCTACACACCTGCTCAATTCCATGCAGTCTATACGGCTGCATGGGACTTCTATCAGCGCAAGCCAACCATGAAGCACACAACGGCTCCTGGCACAGAATACATCGAGTTTTATCACGAATATGTCTGCGTCTACGAGTCAAACATGAAGAACTTCATGGAGTGCGTCAGAGCCAATGGCTTGCACGGCAAATACCACGAAGCAGGACACCCAGAGAAAGAATACAAGTTTTAAGAAAAGGAGTAGATCTATGGGAGTATCAGTTCTTGTGCTGGGACATTCTGGCACAGGTAAATCAACAAGTCTCAGAAACTTTAAGCCAAACGAGATTGGCATTTTCAACGTAGCAGGAAAGCCCCTTCCCTTCCGTGGAAAGATGAGCAAGGTTGACCATCCAACGTATTCTCAGATGAAACAATCTTTGAAGGCTAACAAGCTCAAAGCATACGTTGTCGATGATGCGAACTACCTCATGGCATTCCAAAGCTTTGCCAAGGCTAATGAGAAAGGTTATGACAAGTTCACGTCTATGGCAGTTGACTTTGAGCAACTCTTGGAAGCTGCCAACAACACAAACGATGACACAATCGTTTACTTTTTTATGCATCCTGACTATGACGATGCAGGAAGGCTCAAGCCAAAGACGATTGGCAAGATGTTAGACAACCAACTCTGTATTGAAGGTATGTTTCCAATCGTTCTCATCACTGAGCGAGATGATACAGGCTATCACTTCATCACACAGACAGACGGCTCAACGCCTGCCAAATCCCCAATGGGAATGTTTGATGAACTGGTAATTGACAATGACCTCAAAGAGGTTGACAGCACTATTCGTGCTTACTGGGATATGAAGCCACTCGCTTAATTCCCTATTTATTTAATTCACTATTTTCTAAGGAGAAAATCATGAAGGCATTCGGTAATTTTGACAAGGTAGTTGCATCCAACGGTGGCTCTTCCATGCTTGAGCCTGGCGGATACGTTGCAAAAATTGTACGTGTTAAGGACCACACAGACGAGACAAAACCATACCTTGAGTTCGTCTATGACATCTGGAACGGCGAGACTAAGTCATTTCTTTTCGCACAGGATCTTGCAGACACCTCCAACGACTGGAAGCACTCATTCCGCATTTACTTCACTGGCACAACTGACTTCGGTAAGCAGCGTTACAAGGCTCTCACAGAAGCAGTTGAGAACACTGCCCAGGGCAAGGGTGCCAAGGCTTTTGTCTATGAGGACAAAGACGGAGCAGAGCAGACGCTCGTTGGAAAGCTTCTGGGCGTTGTCATTCGTCACCGTTCTTACGTCAACAGTGAGGGCAAGGTTAAAACAGCCGTTGATGTCAATGCATTTATTCCTGGCAAAGATGCAGCAGAAGGCAACTTTGATGCCA